AGGATGTTTGAAGCACTTAATGCTGAATTATAAATTCTTAATTGGTCTATATGACCATTAAAAAAATTTGAGTTATAAGTTGTGCCACCAACAACATAATTACCATAACCTATTGTAGTAATGTGTCCTGTATGATACGCAAGACCTTGCATTGTTGTAGTTGCTTCACTTGTAGCACCTTTGTATAATGTTACAGCACCTCCAGTACCTGCATTTGTACAAGCCACAAAAGTCCAGGTATTAGTTGGAACTGCGTTTGATGCAACTATTCTTGTGTATAAAGTACAACTTGCATCAGCAGGATAAGGAGTACCACAATCGCCTGAATGACCTGCAAAAGTTAATTTTCCATTTGTATCAATATACACATTCCATCCTCTACTTGGCCCACCACCATATTCATAGGTATTCATTATATTGTAATTTCCGCTACTTGGATAGCCTGTAATTCTTATCCAAGCTGTAATAGTAAAAGCAGAAAGATGAAAGTCATTAGCGTTTAAAATAAATTTACTTGAAGATCCATTAAATGATGCTGAATATGAACCAAACTTTTTTTCGCTTGAATCAAAATTTACACTTGGTGTTGAGGTTGCATTATACGAAGAGCTACTTGTAGAATTTCCATTATTTTCCATCTGGTACAATGCAGTACCGCTTACTGGATGGTCTAAATTAGATGATGTACAAGCAACTGCTGCGTCCTGAAATAATCTTTTATTAAAACCCATTATTTAAAATCTGGTAATTCGTATTTAATTATATTTGCTTTTGTCGATAACGCATTTATTTCTGCTTCTTTATCTGCACATTCTGACCTTAAAGCTGATCTTGAATCTAATACACTTTGTTCGGTTGTATTTCCAAGTTCTTGGTCTCTAATTATTATCCAATCTGTTTTAGATAATTTTTGACAATAAATTCCTTTTAACTCTTTTATTTTATCAGTTTTTAATTCTGAAACCGACTGACTCCAAGTTTTATTCGTTTTGGAATAACTAAAAACACTATTATCAGAATCAAAACTTAAACTTCCCAAATTATGTATTTGAGCATCATAATCACTTGGGTATTCAACATCATAAAATCCGTGAGTTTCTAATTCAGAATCTGATAAAGTATCAAATCCACAAATCATAGCACCCCAACTTTTAGGCACACTATTATAAATTTTTATATTTCCATTATTATCTTCTCTTGCTTTCATATTTTTATATTATTATGGAGTTGTATCTGCTGTTAATTTTCCTACAGAATAGTTTACAATAGCTGCTGCATCTGTATCATCGATACAAACTACTTGTATTACATTTTTTTCAGCAGTATCAAAATCTGTACTTCCTACTTTATAAAAAGTTGTACTTGAAAAATTCGTAGCTAAAGTTATTGCTGCACTACTTAAAGTTCCAGTCATTTGTATATCTATAACTTGACCAAGTTTCATATTTTGAATAGTTAACGTAGCTGTAGCTACATTTCCTGTAAGCAAAAAACTTGTTGCTGTAGAAGCATCTAAATTTTGACTTCCTGTACCTGTACTTGTTGCTTTTGCAGTATATCTGTTTTCCAACATAACATGCTCAACTGCATCATTAGCTATTGTTAAAGCACCTGCTGATAAAGTAGCATCTCCTGAAACAGTAGTCCAAGATGGATCTCCATTTGCATCAGCTACTAATAATTTTCCGTTTGCTCCTGCTGCTAAATAGGCTGGATCTCCTGAAGCATCTCCATAAATGAATTTCCCTCTGGCAATACCTGCCATTTTAGCTAAACTAACTCCGTTATCTGCTAAAGAAATTGTAACTGCTCCTGTTGCAGAATCTCTTTCTATTGGGGCTGTTGCAGTTATTGAATTTACATCCCCTGCATCATCTGTATAGAGCTCTGTAAAATTTGCCTGCACCTTCGTAAAGGCAGCAAAGAGAGTATCCCCATCTCCTGCATTTGCTGCTCCTATTGTTATATCTTGTTGCGCCATTTTTTAATTATTTTTTTATTTTTTTTATGTCATATCAGTAGTAGCTGACTCAGTATCTACTGAAATATCTGTTCTATCTGTACTTACAAGGGCACAAATAGGATAAACCTTACCCCAGCCCTCAGACCTGTTATTATCTCCCCACCAACTCTCGCAATATATTTCGCCAAAATTCATAATACCCAGTCTATTGTATAACTTTCATAATTTGGTGACTGATCTGCATTTGAGTTGGAAAACCATTCAGGGTATGTTCCGCTAGCATTAAATGCCATATAATCTAAAAAGCGTTGAGTATAACTCTCAGCTCTATCTCTTTCAATTTGTACAAGCTCCTTGATTTCCTCAGAAGTTACATTTGTAGAGTTTTCTGAGTTGTGCATATATATCCCTTTATTAGAAACTGTAATGCCTCCACTCTTTAAAAATTCCGCAGTACATAAATGCACCAAAATAGGTTTTATGTAGTCGTCTAATAATGATTTATATGCTGCTGGAATAGCAGTTCCTGAATCTACAAGAGCTGTAATATCAGTTACATATTTATTGTACAAATCTGTACCTATTATTTCTCTTAAATATTGTGTTTGTGAGAGATGTAATGCAGGAATAATACGATCCGCGTCCAAATTTCCGTCCAATATTGGAGATCTTCTTACTATATCTTCTTTTGTTGCAAATAATACTTGTGCCATATCTTATGCTTTTCCTTTGTTTGGTCTACTACCTGGAGGTGTTCCTTCTATTCCTTTTCTTTTTAATCCAGGTACGTTAGCTACTCTTTTATCGTTTTCTAAATTGTCTGTTTCTGAAGGGGGTAAAAATTGACCTTGACTATTTCTTTTTCTAAAGAAGATCATTCTTTTGAAAAAATGTCTGCAATTAACACCGCCCAAGAATTTAAAAATATCGTAGTTATTAGTTCCATTTTTTCCTAGTCCTGGATTTGGATCTAAAGCTGATAATTTATCAATATCTTCAATTCTATAAAGCAATCCATATTTTGTGCCTTTATTTCTAGACATCATAGTCTTACAAAATTTTCTTTGTGGATTTGGATTACCATCATATTTATATCTGAGCTTATAAAGACCTTTATCTAGTTTGCTTTTATCTTCTGCTTCAGCTGTATTAGCAAATAAATTTAGTTTGCTTAACATTTGTTCTTCTTTTCCATCTACAACTTTAGTTTCTTCAACTAGCTCCCAATCATCATCTATATCTTCTCCAAATTTTTCTAAATTTTCTATGATTAAATTTTCATGATCATCACTAAGCTCAGGTTTTTCACTAGAAAGCTTTTCTCCTGTTTCTTCTTCTCTTTGCTCTTTAGTTACAATTTCTTCAGTATCAGTAAATTCTATTGGAGTTAAAGTTTTAACATACAGATCTAAAGAAATATTATTTACTGCTAAAATTTCATCTATAGCCTCTATGATTAAATCCTGATAAGGTTTTATAACTACATTTTCAAATAAATGATGAGCGTTTTGGATTTCTTCAGCATTTGAGCCAAGAGAATTTCCAGTATCTCTAATGCCAACTAAAAGCGGAGAGGTTACTCTATGAGCTAGTAATAATTTTCTTGAACATTCCTCAGCAATATATTGGTAAACATCTGCTGCATCAGAAACTGAAATGTCTTCTATTTGAGTTTTATTCTCAGCACTATCTGTAAAACTAACAATGACTTTTTCTCCGTTAGCCCCTGTTAATTTATTTAAAATCTCATTTTTAATTAACATTTGTTTCTCCTGAGTAGGTATTCCGTTTACAAACGAAACAAGTTTAGTTCCCGAAAACGAACTTTGTACCTCATTGACTAAATATTCTGAAATTTCGCACTCTAATTTGCTGTAGTTATAGGCGGATATATAATCTGGAGGGCACATATAATGCATACCAGGAATAAACCTTCTAATTATATAAATTTCATTAGTTGCACCAGATCCAAAAACAGGGATCCTAGTCAAAGGATCTCCTTGATTATAATCTACCCATTTAGGACAATAATAATAAGCATTGATTTTGCCTTTATCATCACACTTCTCTGGTCTTAATGTTTCACGATTAAAATGAGAAACAGATTCTACTCTTTTGCCCTTATATGTTATTTGAAAAGCAGCTTCTCCTAATAATTTAAGATCTAAACTAATTTTCTTTAAATCTTTTGCCTTAAACAAGCCGATAAATTGTGCGTATTCATCAGGTTTTCTATTACTGTCTAAGGCAGAGAATCCCTTGCCATAAATTTGATTACTCACTCCTGTAATAATACTACCAGTTGTTGGTGAGTTTAAAAAGGCATCTATAAGATCTTGATAAAAATTATTATCTTCTCCATAAGCTACGTAATCTTCTCTGGGATCTTCGTATATCTCTGGCGTTTGATACGCTGATAATTCTAAAACATGGAAGTTACTATTATTCATATACTAAATAATCATTAGAGCCTGTAGTATTACTCTTAAATTGCCCTGTATTTGGCGAGTATGTACTAGAAGACTGATCCGTTCCAAAAATTTTATCTCGATATATTACAGAGCTAGCATTAGTATCTGTAATTTCTAGGGTATAGGTCTGGTCTTTATTCTGATCCATCCCTATATTGGCAGTATAAGTATAATAATAATCTACTGCTGTAAAACTGCTAACTGTAGCTGTTGAATTTGTCATGTTTTGTTCTTCATTTTTAACCACTACTTTGAAAATATTGCCTCCTGTTGGATTGTAGGATCTAGGAATAAATGATATAGTGGATGATGTTTGTGTTCTGTCTAAAACAATCATAGTTAATCCATTTTAAATGTTCCTATTCCTGTATTATATATTTTGTTTTCTTTTAATGCTTCAATTTGATATT